TCGAGTGTGATCGCCATCTCAGAATCCTCCGAACGCCATGCGCGTCATGATCTGCGGCTGAGTCAATCCACCGCCGTTGCCAGGACTGGCCCACGTCCCGTCCGAGCGCAAGAAGTTCGTGGTGCCGCCTCCGCTCGACGGCGTCAGGCCCGCGTCCGAAGACGAGAACAAAGGCAGCGTGACGTCCGCGCCCGTGCTGCTCGTCAGCAGCCGCGTCGCCGCCGTGTAGCCGAGATCGGTCGATCCACCGCCGCCGCCCTTGGCCTTGCAAAGCTTCGTCTGGTAACGACTCACACCGTGTACCTCTGGTAGTAGCCGTAGACGACGACTCTACTGGCGGCGTCAGCGTACGCTTTCACGATCACGCCGTTCTGCATGAGCCTCTTGTCTTGAACGACAACAGCACCATCGCCGTGGACAAGGTCGATATGGATCAAGTCATCCGGCGAACTCGTTCCGCCCATCAACAACCATAGACCAGTGCTGGCATGACCTGTAGCCACATGGCACGCCTCGATGGTTAGGAACTCGAGCGTGGTCGTGCCCGAGTTCACGGTGTGGATCGTCTGCGCTCCACCGCTCGTCGTCGCTGTGATGAGGATGTTCTTGCCGTTGGTCTGCCCGGACAAATAGCTGGTGACGATGTCTCCGCGTGCCATGTATCACGTCCTCCCAAAGATCTGGTGCTCGACGAAGAACTGTAGACCGCTGCGCTCGAAGCGTTGCCGCGGGATGCGCAACAACTGCGTCGAGAACCGATAGATGCGGACTTGGAAGGCCGTGCTCGGACGAGTCATGGTGAGCCTCCATTGGACGTGCTGGCAGCGAACCTTGCCCGGCGTGTATGCCTGAAAGTCCGAGTAGGTGTCGTCCTCGTCCAGCGTGCGAAACTCGATCTTCACCTCCACGCGCCCGAGGTCGTCGGCCGCGGCGAGCTTGTTCAACGGCCCTTCCCACGACCACTGCGCCTCGCCGTTGTCCCAGACGTGCGCGCTGTCGTCCCACGTCGTCGGCCAGATCTGCTCGCCGACGAAGAATGCCGAGTTGTAGAACCATTCGGCGCGCTGGTCCACGAGCACCAAGGGATCGGACGTCGTGTACGTCGCCGTCAAGTTCGAGCCGCTGAACTCGAGGTAGCCCTGCGGGAACATGATCGAGGTCGTCACTTGGCAGTTCGTCAGCGTGGCGTTCGGCGTGACCGCGCCCGACCTGCGCCATCCGATCCCGTAGTCCTCCCAAGATCGAGTGAAGTAAGTGCTGTTGCCCGAGTCGACGATGGCCTCGCTGTCCACAGGAGCGGGATTCCACGCCACGACGTCCGCGGTCGACCACTTGTTGCGCTCGCTGACCGCGCGCACGAACAACTGACCAGCCTGACCGATGCCGTGCAGGTGCTCGCGAGCCGAGACGCTCGTCGCCACCGCGCTGGTCCAATTCGCCGTCGGCCCGAACTTGCCGGAGTCCTGCGGCATCGCGCCGACACGCTGTCCAAGCAGCCAGCCGCCGCGCCGAATCTCGAGCGTGGTGGACTCGTCGACAGATCCGGGCTCGACGCGGTACGTCGCCAGCTCGCCGTCCAAGGAGTATGGGAACGACGAGTCCCAGTCCGGCGCAGTCGGTGCCGGCGACCGGCCGATCATGCGCACGGACGACTGCCCGCTGCGCGACGGCAGGCGTGCTTGCCCGCCTTGGCTCCGCGACACGACGGCCACGAGGAAGGAATCGCCGACGCTGGCGTTCTCGAGCGTGACGACGGCTGAACGGTCGCTGGGAAGCGCCGTGGCCTTGAGTTCGAAGAACGGCTCGAGGAGGCCGATGTCGGGCGCGACGTACACGTCGAAGCCGGCCAGCGTGTCCGAGGAGTTGTCGCCGTACTCCCACGACACCAGGAGTCTTGGCTGATGCGATCCGCCCGGCCCACGCGCCACGACTTCCTTCGCGCGCACGTTGTCGACGATCGGCGGGATCGACTGACGACCAGCGGCCGGAGTCTCGGCGGTCAGGAACTCCACGTCGATGTCAGGCGTGTCGCCGACGTCCTCGACGTCGTACACGCTTTCGACGTACTCCGACCATTGGATCTCGCGCTGGAGCTCCGGCGTCAACGTGATGGAGTCGACCTGCGCCAGCAGGTCTTCGCCGTCGGTGTGGAGGATCCACACGTCGTCCTTCAGAGGCGCGATGCCGTAGCCCGTCGACACCGTGATCGGCGAGCCGATGGCATAGGTTCCGGCCGCCGAGGTGACGGTCAACGTCGGCGGGTTGGAGACGCCTGCGTTCGCGCTTCGCACGGTCAGCTTGTACGTCGTCGCGGCCGCGAGCACGACCGTGCGATCAAGGTACACCTGCGTGCTCAGGCTCGAGTCCTGCTTCACGCGACCAGAGACGCCGCGGTCGAGTACGTCGTGCGCGATGCGAATCACGTCCAGCGGCTGGAGGCCGACGAGGTCGATCGAGCCCACGAAGCGTCCCTTCCTCCGCACCTCGTTCTCTTGGTTTAGCAGGTAGCGCGCCTGCCGTAGAACTTGAGCGCGTCGGATCACGCCTTCTTGGAAGAAGTTCCGCCGGCGAATCAAGCCGGAGTCAGTCGTGCCGGCGATGGTCGGATGCTCTACGGAGACCATGGACCGCTCGTAGAACAGCGCCTCGTCCAAGAAGCCGATCTCGATCTGGTTGAAGCGCGTCTTGGGGTTGAGGTACTCGACCTCGAAGCTGCCCGCCTCGATCTGCGCCATGCCGACGATCTCGGACACGCTCTTCGGCTTGAACACCGCGATGCGCACCTTGCGTCCGTCACGGATGATCGTCGCGCGGCCGCTGGCGCACACTTGGAGCAGTGCATCCCACGCCGAACCCTGCTGGTCGATCGCGCCGTCGTACTGGAATCGAGGATGCCGAGTCTGGATGGTGCCGGCCGGAGTCACGACCGAGGACATAAGCGAGCCCACGGCCCACGGCGTGTTCGAGAGCGACGGGTTGCGCACGATGATCTTGTGCGGAGCAACGGCCGGACGCTGGATGTCGACGATCTCGTAGTTGCCGGCGACACCTGCGTTGTCCGAATTGAACGCGACGCCAGACGGCAAGGAAGGCGTGCCCGTGACCCAGATGTAGTCGCCGATCTTGACCGTGCTCGGGATCGAGTCCTTCGGCACATAGAACTCGAACACGCGGCCGCTGCTGTCCGTCGTGTGCAGTACGTCGCTCCACGTCATCGCCGAACCGCTGGTCGTCGCGCTGTAGGTAGCCGTGTAGCCGGACTGGTTGTAGACCAGTCCGTCGCAGTAGTCGGCCCACTCTTGGAACGTGGCGATGTCGAGGTCGGTGTTGTCGAACGTATTGCCGAGTCCCCAGTTCTTGTCGAGCAACATGTCGACGACGATCCACGCAGGGCAGCGCGAGAACTCGACCGTGAACGTCGGGAAGTCGGTCGAGATCTTGTCCCACACCGGCACCTTTCGGCCCTTCACCACGACCGTCACGTTCGGCGTGTTGCCGCTGATCTCGCTCGAGGCGCGTACGTTCACGCCGACCAGGGGAGCTGTCGGATAAGTGAACGGGTCGTACTCGCGCAGCGAAAGCGACTGCCAGCGCATCGTGTCCGCTGCGTTCACGCTCGAGGAGTTCTCGATCGAGCGCAGGACCTCGATCTTGTACTTGGATTTCTTGACCCGTTGAGTAGGAGGTGTCGTGCCCTCGATGATGCTGTAGGTCGAATCGGAGACAAGGTTCGGCCCGTTGACCGTCATCGTGTTTCCGTTGCCGGATCCGTCGACCGTCGTGCTTGCGCCCGACATGTAGAAAACCGGCACCAAGTCTGAGATGAAGTTCGTGCGCCCGTTGCCGTTGTTGTATTGGCGACGGATCGTGTCCTCGTCCATGACGCCCTTGTAGATGACGACGTTCTGCATCATTCCATCGGTGCCGGGCCCACGGATCTCGAAGTTGCCAGCGCCGATCGACGAGAAGTTGGGCAGCGTGACGGTCTGCGATGTCGTCGTGTCGACGAGCTTGACGCCGTTGGCGTACAGACGCACGCGGTTCAACGTCCCGACGGCGCTCGTCTCGAACGTCGCGACGATGTGCTTCCAGCCGCCAGGCGCGTAAGCCGCGGCCGGCGTGAACGATTCATCGTCGTCGGCATTCTGGTCTGCGATCGTGTTTGCAAACACAAAGCTCGGAGTGAAGAACGTCTCGCCCTTGCCCTCGTAGAACTGGCTGGAGGTTGTGCTGTTCAGTTGGACGTACGGCACTGTGCGTTGAACGCTCTGCCCGGGAGCGAGCGTGAACGTGGGCCGAAGAGCGCCGACGCGAATCTGGCCGAGCTTGAACCACGCTCCTGCCGGCACCGTGGTGCTGCGCACGACTCGGTAGACAAAGGTACTAACTCCAGTAAATACTACGCTCTTCGTCTGCACATAGCAGAACATCTCGACCGTGAACGACTCCGCGGCTCCAGAGCTCGTCCATAGCGGACCATTGGCCGGCACGGTCAGAGTTCCAGTCCTGCTGAGGAAGGCCGCGCTGGGAGCAGTGGTTGGCGTGCTGGTGAAGTCGAACAGGAGCGACGGTGCAAGCGCCGGTCGAGTGAAGGTCTGCGGATCGTAAAGCGGCACGCGCGTGTCGACCGTCGACCCGGGATTCAGTTTTGAAACGAAACGCGTCGGGCGCAGGCGCACATAGCCGTCGCCCTCGGGACCGCCGGTCGTGATCGGCACGCCCAGTGCGTTGAGCTCGATGTAGCGGACCGCGATGCCGCTGTTCGTCGCGACCAAGTTCCCGCCCGTCGAGAGCGTCAAGCCCTCCGGGTACAGCACCTTGATGACGGCCTCTTCGCCCTCGACCGTCATCGTGTAAGTGATGCCGAATTCCGTCCACGTCGCGTTGCTCGAGGTCGTGCCGTTGACGAGGAACTGCGGCGAGCTGTAGTTCAGGACTTGATCGAAGATCGAGTCGCCCGGACCGACCAGTTCCGTGTCGATCGCCACGACGCTCGAGGCGAACTCGAAGCCCTCGATGGAGGACTGCTCGAGCGTGCCCATCCTTACCTGCACAGTCACGCCTTGCAGGCTCGAGGCGTCGCTGTCGTTGACGTACAACTTGCCGGCCGGAAGCACGCTTGAACTGGAATTGCTCGTGATCGGGACGGCGGTGTCGGAAGTCTGGCCGGCGATCTCTTCGAGCGCCCCTTCGCCCAGAGAAAGCAGCACCGAATACTGCGCGCCGCCGCTGCCGAAGTCGTCGATGAACTCGTTGATGACCTGACCGCCCACGCGCATCTTGCCGTAGTAGAGCGGGATCGGCTCGCCCTCGACGCGCGAAGGCTCGATGCCCGAGTAGCCGTACGTCGCCGAGCTGTCGTCCTTGCGCGGCTTCGGAGGCTTCGGTAGCAGCGCGCGCATGATCACGTTCGCGGCGAACATGATCGCGAGGTACTTGACGAATCCGGCAAGCGTGAACTCGATGCCGCGCGGAGCGAGCAGGAATCCGATGCGGTCGCCGGCGAGGATCTCGTCGTCCCAAGCAAGACGCTTCACTCCGCGCACCGGGATGATGTTCTCCTTGTGGTCGATCCAGCCCGGCGGCAGCAAGTCCACCACCAGGGCTTGCCGACGATCGACGCGCAACAGCTCCGCGCCGCGTGCGCCCGCGAAGACGTTCTGGATCAGGAGGACTTCGATCATTTCAGGATGAGGCGATAGACGCTGTGGATTGGTCCGATCATGCGTTCGGCGACCGCGCGCACGCCACGCTTCCGATCCGAGGTCAGAAGGATCAGCGGCTCGGCATTGCCGCAATGCACGACGATCGAGACGTGCGGCATGTTGCGCTCGGGACCCATCATCTGGAGGACGATGTCGCCGACTTGCGTCTTCGTCTTGCAGATGTATCCGCGCGACAAAAGACGCCATCGGTCGTCGTACTGCATTCTCCACGTCTGGAGCGCCGCGCTGTCGGCCGTAGTCTGGCCCGACTCCCAGTCCTCGACGGCGTCCAGACACTTCTCGCCGTGGATCCTCTTCAGCACAAGCCACGCCACGCCCAAGCAGTCGATGCCGTGCCGCAGACTTCTCCCGCCTTCGGCGTGCGGAGCGCCGAGCATGTCGTAGTAGAAGTCGCGCTCGACGCTAGGCATGAGCACGAGTCTACCTTCGTCCTTGCCGCGGGATGCCGGGCCAGCCGCCGAAGCGCGCCGGATGCTGGCGCGCAAATCCGTTCGCGACCTCCGTGTCGCCGCGCTCCTCGCACTGCGACAAGGTCTTCTCGCAGGTCGGATGCGCCGCAGCAAGCGCCGCGACGTTCAAGTCGTACCCACACCGCTCGTCGCCGTAGCGGAAGCGGCAGTGGTTCCGAATGTACCTCTGGCCCGGTAGCACGGCCTGCGTCAGGTTGAGCGCCGACACGTTCCACGTCACGCGATCGAGCGTGGCCTTGCATCCGACGATCTGCCCGTCGAACCGAAGGGCCGCGTCCGGGTTGCCAAGCTCGAGGACGTGGACGAGCCGGATGACGATCGGCTGGCCGACCAGCCCGTCGTGGTCTTCGAGGATCGCCCGCACGATCAGGGACTCGTTCGAGATCTGAAGCTGGATCTGCGGCAGGTCGCCCTCGGCCGACTGCGATACGGCCGACTGCGCGATCGGAAACGGCTCGTAGGTCAGGGCCGCGCCGACCGAGTCCAAGCCGAACGTCACGTTCCGGTCGTAGTTGGTCAGTCGGTAGCGCGTCGGCGGCGTGGTCGGCACCTCGATGTCGTACAGCCAGATCCACGGGTACGGGTCGGACAGCGACCGGGCGCGCTGCGTCGTGAGTAAGGTCAGGTCTTGTGTCATTCGGAGAGCACCTCCTCGAGCTGGACCGACCAGCGGAACACGCTCGGCGTGACCTGCTCGACGCTCAGGCTGTCGACCACGAATCTAGCAGTGATCGACGCGCCGGCTGGGGTCGTCCACGAGAAGGGCACCTCCGCGCCCTTGTGGCTGTCCCAGAAGCTCTTCAGCGTCGTGGCCTCGCTGGCGGTCGCGGCTTCGTTCCCGATCGTCCAGCGGCCACGGGAGCGCGATTGGCGCACGCCGACGTAGCGGTGGTCTGACTCGAAGGTGTGGTCGAAGGCCAGCCGGGCGTCCGACTCCTGAGAGCCGAACTCGTAGGGCACCGACAGCGTGCCAGAGGCCGCGTCGTTCTCGCCGGCGACCGGGATCGAAGCCTGATCGTTCTCCTGCGTGTCGACCGGACCGCCACCAGCACCGATGGCCCATGCGTCGAAGTACACGTTGCCAGAGGTCGTCGCCGTCGAACTAGAGAACGTCAGGCCCTCGCCGTTGCCCGAGCGGATTCGCGACGTCTTCTTGTCGACCACGCTGCCATCAGACAGCACCGAGAAGACCGCAGCGCCGGCGGTGACCGGCTGGCCGCTGTCGTTGTAATCGCCGGCCCCGATGTCCCACGTCTGCAAGACGCCGCCGATGTAGGCGCGCAGCTTGACGTAGCCGTCCTGCGGACTCGGCGTCGTGAGCGTCTGCACGCTGAACCTGAGAGTGAACGCCGAGTTCAGCGCGAGGCCGGCGAGGTTGGTCTTCTTGGTCAACTGTGCGGGCGCAAAGTTGTTGCCGCGCATGCGATACAGCACCAAGTCGAATTGACCGTTCGTGTACTCGACGCGGCACAAGTAGCCGGACGGCACGTAGCCCAGCGCCAAGTCGACGTTCGAACTACCAGGAGTGCCGAACAGGATGATGCCGGAGTTGCGCGTGTTACCGGCGTTCGCGTTCTCGAACGTGATCGACACCTGACGATCTTGGAACTTCGGGTCCAGCGCGATGTACGGACGGTAGGCCCACACGCTCGTCGAGTTGACGTTGGGCTTGCCGAGGATGCGATTGTTCGCCGTGTCGACGCGCATCGCGTTCGTGTACACGTCGGTCGTCGCGGCCGGGTTGTACGTCCAGAAGTCTCCCCACCATCCTTGGATCAGGCTGTGCAGACCGATGGAATGAGTCACGCCGATGCTGGAGATCGAGATGCTTCGACCGCTGCGTTGCCACAGCCTCGTCCAGTTCTCGCGGAATACCGTGGAGCCGGAGAACGGGCCGGCGCTCCACCAGTTGCATCGGTACGTGCCACGCGAAGCGACGGTGCCGTTTACCAGCATCGGGCAGACCGAGTTCTCGCCGGAGAGGATAATGCCCGTCCGACCGGCCGCGGTGATCGGCGACGAGGAATCGTCGTAGCTCAGGACTAGAGTCTCGATCTCTTGTCCGGCCACCACTTCGGTGACGTATCCGCGGAGTTCGACCGTGCCGCCGTTCGTGCGGCAAGTGAATCGAAGCACGCGGTCGACGTTGCTTGTCGCGAACAGGCCCGTCAGCGGCGGCGAGTATGTCGGCACCGGGTTGAAGTTGGCGACGATCGTGCCGACGCCCGACACCACCTTGACCAAGATGTATCGGATGCGGCTGTTGCCGCCACTTCCTCCTGCCGCACCATTCGGGTCGCCCGCCAACGCGAAGTAGTAGCCGTTGACGCTCGTCGTCGCAGTGCTGGTAGTACCAGCCCCCGTCGGCGTGCCGTTCACGCGCGCGGCGAGTCCGAAGAAGAACCCACGCAAACCTTGGTAGTTGATGAATCCACTGCCGTCGCAAGGCGTGCCGCTGAATCGAAAGCTGCCGCGAAGCTGTACGTCGTCGACTTGATAGTCGCGCCACTGGAATCCGCACACCGCGGCGAAGTTCGCCGACGCTCCTTGCTGCGTGCAAGTCGCCGATCCGTTGGCAGTGTACGACGTGCCGTTCGGAGCCACTCCGAAGAAACCGTTGTGCAAGTCGCTGTTCGAGTCTGCTCGAACGCTCGAAGAGGAATAGAACGTCGTGGAGTCGAGAACAAGGCTGGCGAACGGGACGAACTTCCCGTATTGGACGAGGTACGTCGACTCCAGCGTTGTCGACAACGTGTCGAACGAGTCAGCCGAAGGGAAGATGCCCTTTGCGACTTCGATCGGGGTCAGGTTGGTCGCGGTTGCCATCAGCTCCTCGTCGCGCGCACGCTCTCCTTGAGGCCGCGGTTCGCGCCAGTAGCGATCTCGCTCGCCACGATGTCCCCGATGATACGCGCTTCACGTAACAGCACTTCGCGCGTCGATTGACCGTCGAGGGCTTGGATGCTGGGGTTGTACTCGACCACGATGTTGTAGGTCGGAGCCGACGCGCCGGCCGAGCCACTGCTCGACATGCTCGACGGCGTGTTCTGGAACTCGACCGGGATGCCACGGTTCGGGCCGGGAAGCGGCACGAAGGCTTCCGCGCCGGGCCCCTCTCCGAACACCGCGACCTGCGGTTCCGTGGTCACGCCGCCCTTGGCGTAAGCCCGCATCGGCAAGCCGGACGCGGCCGCGAGCATGGTGCCCGCCATGATCCCGCCGTCGGCGAAGAATGCCGGGAGCTTGGCCTTCTTCGGCTTCTCCATCTCGCCTTGCATCACGCCGCCGTCGGCGAAGAAGGAGGCCCCGCCCATCGGCTTGAGGTTCGAGCGTGACACGTCGGCTCCCGTGCTGCCGAGCATGTTGCCGGGCATCACGCCGCCCTTCTCGCCGGCCGGCACTGGTGCTCCTCCCGCTGCTCCTGCGGCACCAGATGCGAAGCCAAGACCGCGAAGGATCGAGGCCGCGATCTCGAAGGCGATCAACTGGTTGATGGCCTGCACGATGCCGGCGATGAAGTTCTTCACGAAGTCCTTGATGGCATCCGACGCATCCTTCGTCCCAAGGACGATGTCGTTGAACAACGTCGCGAAGCTGTTGCCGAGCGTGTTGAAGAAGCTGTTCGCGAGATCCACGCCCTGCTGGAACTTGTTCGTCGCCTTGTCGATCGCAGAGGCAATTCCGTCGCCGAAGCCAGCGTCGAACGCCTCGCCAGTGCGGAACGCCTCCTGCGACAATTCACGCGCGCTCGCGCGGACTTGTGCGATGCGCGCGTCGATGTCCGACACGTCAGAGTCCGAGAGGATGCGATCACCACGCAAGACCAGGAGTTCGTTCAGCTCCTCGGAGAGCGGCGCAAGTTGCGCGCGCAAGCCGGCCAACAGATCCTGTTCCCCGACTCCTTCGACTTGCAGGGAAGCCGTAAGCAGAAGCTCGATCTGCTGAACCTCGAGCGCCGTTGCCTCGATTTCTCGCAGGCGTGCATTCAAGTCCGCCGCCGCCTCGCTCGAGATGCCGAGCGCGCGTGCCTGCTCGAGGAAGGCCCTGCTCGATTCCGCGCCGGCCTGCTGCGACTGGACTGCAAGACGCGCGAACTCCTGATTCACCGCATCGAGGGACTCCGTGCCGGCGATCCGAATCTGGTCGAACGCTTGGGCGAAGAACTCTTGGATCTCCTGCGACTGCTGCGTCTTGAGCGACGCCCGGACCTGCTCTCCGACTGCGAGCACGCGCGCCTCGAGTTCGTCGAAGTAGGCCGCGTCGGCCGCAGTGAACTCGCCGAGCTTGGCACGCTCGCTGCGGATTTCTTCCAGTCGCGAGATCGTCGACGCGATCTTCGTGTCCAACTTGTCGAACGCCGATGCCTGCTGATCTGCGCCCTGCGAGATGAAGTCCGAGACGGCCTCGGATGCTTTCAGGCGCACGCTCGCCAGCCTTGCTTGCGCCGCCTCGACGCGCGCGGCCTCGGCCTGCTCGGCCTCGATCCTCCTTGCCAACTCGGCGCGTAGCGACTTTTGGAACTCTTCTTCGCGACGCGCGAACACCTCCACGGTCAGGCGTTTCTCGGTCGCGGCGATCTGCTCGAGCACCTTGGTCAGGTTCTTCCCGCTGAACTCAGGCAAGCCGAGTTCCTTGAACTTGGCAGCTTCCTTTCGCAGTTCGTCGGCGAACTTCTTGATCTTCTCCAGCTCGGCGTCCTGCGATTCGCCGGACAACGCTCGATAGAAGGACTCGATCTCTGGCGTGGCCTGCACGACGACCTTGGACGTGCCGGTCACTTGCTTTTCAAGCTCGGACAGCAGCAGTCTCGCACGCTCCTGCGCCGAGACGATACCCTCCGTCGTGGCGATGCCGGCTTGAGAGGCAGCGCGAGCGTAGTTCTGATAAGCCAGATTGAGTTGGCCGGTCTCTCCACTCAGTTGACGCTGAGTGTTCCGCGCGTTGTCGATCACGTCGAAGAACTCGAAGAAGGCTCGCGATGTGCTCTCTTGAGTTCGACCGATGATCGCCAGATCCTTGTTGTAATCCTTGGCCGCGCCGGACAAGCCAGCAAGCGCGCGGTCATACTGATCGGCGCGAGTTACGCCAAGAGCGACGGCGGTGTTGACGACGTCTTGGCTTCCAAAGATCTTGCGCAGCTCGGCCTGCACGTCGCCGCCGCTGATTCGGATGGACTCGACCAGCGTGCCAAGCGTCGTAGACAAGCCATCGACCGACAAGGTCTGGGCATCGAACGTACGGCCGACGTCCTTGAAGCGCGCCTCGATGTCCGAACTCGAAGCACGCAGACCCTTGAGCACGGCATCCAAGCCACGCAGCGACTCCGCCTCGGTCTGGCCGGCCTGACGCAGCACCGTGAACGCAGCCAGCACGTCTTCGAGGCGCACGCCCAAGGCGATCGCGCTGTCCCCGATGCGATCGAAGCCGGTCGACAAGATTCGGAAATCGGATGACGTCTCCTTCGACACCAGCCGCAGCTTCGAGAAGATGTCGACCGAGTTGTTGCTGGCGTCCGCGAACGCGTCGTTCACGTTCGTCAGCAGGTTCACCGACTCCGCGAGCGTGATGTTTTGGACGCGCGCAAACGTGGCCGCGTCCGTGACCTTCTGCACGACGTCCGCGGTCGTGGCGAACCTCTTCTGGAGCAGTACCTGCGCGGCCGAAGCCACCTCCTGCTCGGTGACGAAGTTCTTGAACTGCAAGGCCAAGGTCGTGAGTTGACGCTCGACCTTCTCGAAGCCAGCGGCGTTCGAACCCAAGCTGGCTTGGATCCGCGCGTTGATGACCTCCACCTCGGTCGATGTTGTCAGGAACTCCTTGATCTTTTGCGTCAAGACCGTGACGGCCGTGCTGACCGAGACGATCTGAAGCGCGGCCTTCTTGAACGACTCTCCAAGACCCTCGCCAGTCTTCGCGCCTTCGTCGCCCAACTTCTTGACCTGATCGCCGGCGGTCTGCGACTTCTTGCCCACGTCGTCGAGCGCGTCGCCGGCCTTGCCCGCCGCACCGGCCGCGTTGTCAGCGGACTTCGCCAACGAGTCGAAAGCCTTCTTGGCCTCGGTCGAAAGCCCCTGCACCTCGCCGACAAGCCGCCGAATCTGATCGGTCAGCTTGTCGTCGAGCTGTGCTTGGATCTTCAGTTCAGCGTCGTTTGCCATGCTGTGCCTTGCTCCTCGACTCCGCCGCCCTCTGCTCGGCCTCCATCAACTTTCCGCGCTCGCTCGCCGCCATATCGACCAGCCGCATCAGCTTCGCTGGCTGCTCGCTGTAGCCGCCGGACACGGGCATCACGCCACGCTGCACGTTCGACCACGCGCGAAGCACCAAGCGTCCGAGATCGCCGGCGTCGCTCGACGGGCACCGATCCCGCTGAACCTGCCCGCGGCCTTCGCACTCCTGACATTCCAAGTCTAGGCCAAAGCACGACGCGCACGTTCGGCCGTATACGGCGCTCGTGCTCGGCTTGTCGCAGCCCCACCGTTCACGCAGCGCCGGCGTCCTGCACTTCGGACACTTGGCAGGCTGTTCGCCGAAGGCCGCGTGGACGGCGGCTAGGACTTTCCCGCTTCGTCCTTCGTCACGCTCTCGCGCCGGACGATGGCGTTGAACAGCTCGAGCACGACGGCCGTCGGCAAGACCTCGATCATCTCGCGTTGCGCGTAGCCGTCCTCGCCCTTCGTGAACGCAATCGCACCATCCGGCCCTTCGAGGTTGCGCCATCCGACCAGGGATCGGCGCACGGTCTCGATCATGATCCGCGCGTGCTGCGTCGCGCCCTCGGCCTCCGTGAACGCGGCCAGCTCGGCCTCGTCGTAGACCGTGAACCAGCGCAGCAGGAACACGGTGCGAGCCTCCGGCGCGTGCTCGCGCTCGGCGGTCAAGACATACTCCCGCGGCTTGCGGGGATCGATGGAGAGCTTCATGCCGCCATCCTAACGAACCACGCCGCGCTGATCGGGCGCGGCGTGGCTAGGTTGGGACAAGTCCTAGCTGTCAGACGCCGATGTCCCAGATGATCGCGAACTCGTTGTCTCCCGATACGCTGGACGAACTACCTGAGTGCAGAGCAAAGCTCGTATCTCGAACGATAAGACCGTTTCGATCGCCTTGGCCAATCGACTGCACGGCCATCGAAGGGAAGTTGAGCCGGAACTTGCTCGGCGCCGTCACGCCAGCGACAACGTCCATGCGCACGCGATTCGCCGCGAAGTAGCTTGCCATGAGGTCGAAGTTGACTTCCTGAGTCAACTCGGGATCGATCGCCAAAGTCGGCGTGCGGCCGTTGTAGTAGATTCCGTCGATCCCCGTCGAAGCGGTCATGCAACGACGATACTGGATGTCGTTGCCCATGTCGGCCGTAAAGGTCGACGTGCATAGAGTCTTCTGACCGCCAAAGCTGGTGATCGCATCGTTGCCAATCGAGACCGTGCTGCCGAGCAACACCGGCGGCGTCGCGTCGTCATATGCGATTCCAGAAACCCCGCCAGAGTCGACGACCGCGTCCTTGATCCCTTGGAACGTAAAGTTCATCAGCATCGGCTCGCCGATGTTGCCAGAGATCGTCACGTTGCCACGCGCCCCTACGATGCTCTCGCGGATGCCATCCTTGGACAGACCAATCGTGACCGCGGCACCGACTTGCCCGACTTGGACGAACGCGGTGCTGACGGAGGAAGAAAGAGACACCGTTCCAAGAAGCACGCCGGTGTCCGCATCGTAGAGATTGACTGACTCGTTGATGGCAAAGCTGCCCTGAAGCCGACGAACGATGACCGATTGAGAAGATGTGGGAGAAGTGGTTCCGCCCGTGTTGTAGTACGCAACTGCGACTCCATTGCCGGATCCCTGACCGACAATGGTCACGCCTTTCGCAAACGTCTGTGGGCTGCCGGTCGCGAATGTCATCGCATACAACTGCACCGAAGACGGGAACCATCCGACCGCATCAACGGCTGGCGTGCCAGTGCTTGAGAATGAACCGCCAGTAAAGGTCCAAGCCGATCCACTTGTCACTGCGGTGGAGTTCGCCAGATAGGCCGTTGCACCGATCTCTCCCTTTGTGGCCCAGACGTACGGAGCGCCCGTGTAGTAGTCGCCGACGACATAGAGAGTCGCGCCGCTGGCAGTCTGCGTGATGATCGTGCCGTGGCGCAGAGGCCCGCCAGTAATGGTCGCCGGCGAGAGAGTGATGCGGTAGCACAGTTCGCGCCGGAACCCGCAGGCGATCAGCGGCAAGTCGAAGGCAGGCCGCGTGCTCGTTGCAGCGGTTCCCGTCTTTGCCGCCGCTTCCAGTGAGAAGGAGCAGGTGCCGAGAACTGCTCCGGCCAATGGCGACAGAGGAGTAAAGGATTCACGCGCCACGTCGCGCTGATAGGTCTCGACCTCAAAGGTCATCGTCGGATCGAGCGCCAAATACTTGCCGGCGGCCGCGGTGAAGTTCGAGCTCGAAGCAGTGCCCTCGATCCGCTCTTGCGCGATGAAAAGCTGTTGTAGTCGTGTCAGTGACATGGAATCTTTCGTCCTTGGCCGCGGGCCTTTTGGATCAGACGCTCAAGTCCCAGATGATGACGAACTCGTTGTCGCCGCTTGTGCTGCTCGAGCTGCCCGAATGCAGCGCGAACGCGATGTCGCGCGTGATCAATCCGTTGCGATCGCCTTGGCCGACAGATGTGATGGCCGAGTTGATCGCCGAAAGGCGAAACTTGTCAGGAGCCGTGCTTCCAACAGTCACGTCCAGGCGCATGTTTCCCGACGTGAAGTAGTTGTTCATGTAGTCGAAGTCGAGCTCCGGCGACTGGTCGGGATTGATCGTGCCGTTCGGGCTGCGACCGTTGTAGTAGATCCCGTCGATGCCAGTCGCGGCCGTGATGCAGCGGCGATACTGCACATCGTTCGCCATGTCGATGTTGAACGACGTGGCGCACATGCTCTTGGCGTTCGCCAGCGACGTAATGCCAGCGTCGGCGACCGTCATCGCAGATCCAAGAAGAACCGGCGGCGTGTCGTCGTCGTAGGTAACGCCAGAGATGCTGCCCGAATCGATCACGTTGTCCTTGATGCCTTGGAAGTTGAAGTTCAAAAGCACAGGCTCGCCCACGTTGCCCGAGATCGACACGCTGCCGCGCGCGCCCTTGATCGACTCGCGCACGCCGTCCTTGGACAGGCCGATGCTGACGGTCGGCGAGATGTTCTTGACCGAAGCAGTGTCGAACGACTGGATGAACGTCGACACAGCAATGGTCGTTGACGCAACCACCGCTCCATCGCGATAGACCGTGCAGTTGGTGTCCGAGCTGGTGAAGGTGCCTTGGATCCTTCGGACATACAGCGGAACCGCGGAACCCGTCGTGGACTGAGCGTAGTAGAGGATTGCAATCGCGCCCGTCGAGTTGCCGACGATCACATCGTTCGCGGACAAGGCGACCGCGATGCCACCCGTAGTCGTGATTGTGTACAAGGCGACCGAGCTAGGCCAGTAACCAACGCCAGCGTCGCTCACCACCGCGGTCGTAGTTCCAACACCCGATCCACCAACAGTTGCAGCGGCGGTCGTCAGGCTCGAACCGTTGCCTAGGTTGTTGTTGGTGCCCTTGGTACACCAAACGTAGGTCGAACCAGTGAGGTAGGTGCCGACGACAAATGCAGTGCCCGATCCCGACGTGATCGTCGCGCCGTGGTTGATTACGGCAGTCGTGCCCGCGCCAAAGGTCAGACGAATCAGGCGCTCGCGCCGGAAGCCCGAGGCGACCAGAGGCAGGTCCCACTGCGGGATCGCCGAGATCGTCGAGGAGACTTTCGCATTCATCTCGAGCGAGAACGTGCAGTTGCCAAGCAACGCGCCAGCCAACGGCGACAGAGGCGTGAACGTCTCGCGCGCGACATCGCGTTGGTACGTTTCGACCTCAAAGGTAATCGAAGGGTCGATGGCCAAGTACTTGGCATTGCCAGAAGAGAACAACGCGGGAGAAGAGATAACCGTGCCTTCGACGTTCTCGGCCGCGATGCACAGTTGCTGGAGTCTTGTCAGTGCCATGTAGTTCTCTCAGTACTTGGTGGTAGGGTCGCCGTACAGCGTTCGATACAACACCTGCACCGTGACTTGCGCCTCGGCCAGCGGGTTCGTCGGGTCGGCCTCGAAGACTTGATCGCTGAGGATCTTCGTCGTCAGCGCGTTGCCGCCACGAGTCCAGTCCGTGGTCAACGCAACGCGCACGTCCGTCACGAGATCCTGCAAACTTGTCTTCCATGCGGAATCGTAGACGCCGCACACGATGAGGAGATCCATCGTATGCTCCACGATGCCAAGCCGGCTGTCGTCGTGCGTCTCGCCCTGCGGCACGACGATCAGACACGGATAGGTCGGCACCTCGAAGGCGTTGCCGCCCCAGCGACGCACCGTGTTCGGCACCGTCTTGTACGTCGCCGGCGTCGTCGCGATCGCCGCGAGCACGGTGTCGATGTTCGACAAGATCGACTCTCGTACGGTTGTCGATGCCGGGTATGCCATCAGCGGATCTCCTCGAACGTCACGGTAACAGATCCCGTCTGCGAGCTGCGCCGCACGCGATCGAGCGTGTCGTCGGCGAACCGAACGTCGAGCGCCGAACCACCAGGAGGCGTGTAGCTGATCGCGCCCACGGGCCCATCGACCAAGTCCCACACGCGCTCGACCTCGTCGAGGATGCCGTCCGAGCTGTCGTACACGAGATCCCAGCGCCGCAGCGCCCGCTCGTTGATCTGGCGGGCACGGCTCTGGCCGCTCTGCTGGGGAGCCTGCACGGCTCGCCGGATGCTGGTCTCGATCAGGCGCGCCGGGCACATGGTCCAAGTGTAGAGGGCCACGAGGTCAGCTCCCCGCGCGCGCCGCGGCGCGCTTGACGGCCTCGTTGAATCGAACCACGCGGTCCTTCGTCACGGCGACCGATCGCCACGAATCCCGGAAGCCCAGCCGCGGCGGGACCTCGACCGACTTCTTGAGGATCCAGAGCCACTGCAAGTCGCTCGACTTGGGGTCGGCACGCTGCCGGCCGGGCTTGCCCTCCGACACGATGAACGTCTTGCCCTTCTTCGTGGTCAGGAAGTGGACCTGCTTCGGGTAGCGAGAAAGCAAGTCCCGCGCGCTCGGATACCGAGCCACGCCGGCACCGGTCAGGTTGTCCGACAAGGGGATCGTCAGGTTGCGAGCACGCTTCGGCGTGATCGTGCCGCCGTACTCTTGCAGCCTCGCGTACTTTGTTCCTTGGCTGAAGACCAAGAGCGTCAACGGCTGGCCCTGACCGAGCCCACCGCCCACCGTGTGCGAGAACGACTTGCGCAGCAAGCCGCTGCGATTCTGGAGCAGCACGCCTGAGTTCTTCGGGCCCGAGTAGCCGCGGAACCGCTTGGCCTTCATGTAGCCCTCGAAGAAGGCTCCATGCGCGCGGAACGCCTTCCGCATCTCGACATCCACCGCGCTCGGCAACTTCGCCAGCACGCGACGCAATCCCTCGATGTCGAACGAGAACTTGCTCACAGCGCGATCCGCTTGTAGCGGTTCAGCGTGTACCGAACCTCCTCGAGGAACTGGTAGTCCTTCGTGAACTGCGTCGAGCTGTCGCCCATCGTCACGTTCCCACCAGGCGTCGTCCGACGACGATGCAGGTAGGCCACCTGCAAGTCGCACGCCTGCGCGAGGTCCGCGTAGCTCGAGATCAAGTTCGCCGTCGTCGTAGCCAGACCCCCCGTGTAGGTGATCTGGATGTAGTACGGCAGGATCGGCCGAGCCATCGACCCGGCCGTGAACGGCGTGCCTTGGCTCACCAGACGGACAACGCCGGCCGTGTCCTCGAGGACGTAGTCGTCGTTGCGCACGAGCGTCGTCGCGGTCGTGAAGTCCGTCGTGTCGTTCAGCTTGATCGTGAACGTGGCCGCGCCGTTCACGGGCGCGCCCTTCAGCGTCACCAGCCGGCGGGACAGCTTGATCGGATAGACCTCGACGCGCGAGGTCTGGAGGCTGTGACGCCGCATCTCGGCGTCGAATCGCTCCGACACCGACGTGATGAGCTGGTCGATCAGCGAGTCCTGCGACACGTCCGCATTCGCGATGCCGAGCAGCGTCTTGACTCGTGCGCGTGTCGTGTAGTCCATGGGTCAGAGCACCGAAAGGTTCACGTTGGCGAGGGCGTCGGGAGTCAGCTCCTCGTTGAACTGAATCGCCACGCAGCTCGTCTGCGCGCTGCTCGACGGCGTGATGAGCGCGCGCACATAGAGCTTCACCGCGGAGTGGTCGACGATCACCGATCCAGATGTAAGTGCCACGTCGCCGGAGAAGGTGATGGCATCCCCGAAGTTGGAGTAGCTCACGCCGTCATCGCTGTGCTCGACCTGCACGACGCAAGACTTGCCAGTCGACGCGAAGTTGCACTGAATGAGGAAGCACAGGTGCCGATAGTTCGCGCCAGTAACAGCCGTCGTCGAAGACGAAGCGCCGCCTGCCGTGCGAACAAGCGTGACCTTGAGGCCGGTCTTTTGATCGTTGAACATTTCAGCCTCGGTAGGCGTTGACCGTGTTGGTCTTGGATGTGTTGACCGCGTTGAACTGCATGTAGCCGATGATCGGCACTACGTTGGTTCCTCCGGTGTGCGTGACTGAAGCACGCAAGTACTGCTGAACAGCGGAGTGTGATACCAAGATGTTTCTTGAGGCGGACGTTCCATCGCCCTGAGCCACAGAAAACTCGAACTCTGTTCCCGGAACGTCCGACCAGTTCGCATTGTCGGCGCTCTGCTGCAACTTGCCCGTGAACGCGCGAGCGCCGGTGATGTTGGCGTTGACGACGAACAACGTGTGCCGGTAGCCGTTCGGAGTGATTGCTTCCGTGGTTTCAGTCGTCGACGCACTGAGCACCACGCCGGGCGCGCGTAGGCTTCCGACGCTGACCGATGTGCTGCTATCGAAGTTCATCCCTCGCTCGCTTTCTTGCGGCCGCGCCGCTTGGACTCCACGCTACCTGATTCCTGCTGCGGCGCGTCTGGCGTGATCGCCGGCACCGAAGCCGTGTACCTAATGAGCATCGCCGTCGGCCACTTGGCCTTCGACGTCAGCACCGCGCCCATCGGCGCCGGCACGAGCTTGTACTCCTGTCCCGCGATCTCGCGCGCGACCCACGGGTCGTCCACGTCGAGCGTCTGGCCGGACAAGAGCCAGACCTTGTTGAGGCCCGCGGCCTTCGGGTCGTGCAGGACGTTCCCGTGGTTCACCATCATGAGCTTCATGCCGCGATCCTACAGAAGGAAGAGGGCCGCCGCCGCGCTCGGCGACGACGGCCCTCGTGCTCATCTCGACTGGATCAGTCGATCGAGAACGACATCGTGTTCAAGGTCACGCTCGTGCCAGTTGCGTTCAGCAACAGGACGGTCACGCCCAGATCACACGCAGCCGTACCCACGGTCGCCTGAATCTTGATGAACCGCTCGCACTTGTCGGTCGTGCCAGCGGTCGCGCTGTTCAGACGAATGCGACCCACATACACGGCCTCATCGTTTGCTGCGACGACTTGAGTGAAGGCCGCGCCCGTCAGGTCGGCATAGGTGCCGCCCGAGGTAGCGCAGTCGCGCACGATCACATCGACCGTGCCGCTTGAGCCAACCGTACCCGCGTCGAAGATCACCACGGCTTCGGCGAAGCCCGTGGTGTCGATCTCTGAGGATGTGGCCACTGCCGCGCTGTAGTTGTCGGCCTTGAGGGCCTGCACAACTTTGTGGTGTGAACGGAAGTCCATTTGCATCTGAGTGTTCTCCTAGTTGTTGATCGAAGATCAGGTCTGGGCCGCGAGGCCAGTCGAAACGCAGAAGGCTTCGGGGAAACGAACGCCCACGTCGACGGTCATTCCGGCGAGGATCTGGGTCTGGCGCTTCGTGAAGTTCGTGCCTTCGCGGCTTGCCGCGAGGACCATGGTGCCCCACTCCGCGACCATCGAAGCCGCGAACGCACCCAACAAGATCTTGTCGTTGGGCAACTGCGTCGACAGCACGTAGCGGTGACCAAGCACGCGCTCGATCATGCTGCCGTCGATGAACGGACGAACCTTCGGGTTGACGTTCGCGCTGCTCGACACGGTGTCGAGTTGCTTGCGAAGTTGACGGAACTGGTTCGGGTGGAAGGCCCACACGAACTCGCCCACGGTCTGCGCGTTGTCCTCGAACAACTTGTGCTCCATGTTGATGAGCTCGTTGTACGAGGTGGCCGCATCAAGAGCACCAGTGAACGATTGGGTGTTGATGCCACTCGTGTTCATGATGCCCGTCGGCTGACCAGCGGCACCCGTGCCGTTGAACACCGCCGCGTCGATCTTGAGACCGATGTCGCGGGCCAGTTGAGTGCGCACGAGTTGCTCGGCACCAGGAGCGCCCAGCTCGATCAGACGATTCGACAGCGTGCAGAGCGCGAAGACGTCGTGCGGGTACAGGTCGATCTGTCCGAAGGACATGTCGCCGCTCGTGACGGCTTCGACCTCACCCAGCCAGTAGGCCGTGGTCGCGCCCGTGATCTTCGGGATCTGCACCGGCGAGCCGGTCAAGCCAGACATGCGCACGGTGCCGGCCTGATAGGCCACGATCGCCGCTTGCAGCAGCGGGATGATCTGGGCCGACATGACTTGGTTCGGCACGATGAAGCCGCCGAGCGAGTCGACGGTCGTCACCATGTCCTTCGTCACCACGGCCGAGTCCATCGTGCCCGCCGCGGCCGAGCACATCTCGTACTCGAGCGGAGCGAACTTCGCGACGTTGCCCTTCATCAGGCCGCCGATGAGCTTGGCGAAGGAGAACTCCTTCACCTCCTTGCTGTCCTGCGCCAGACCGGGCACCGCGAAGCGAGCCGCCTTGGCGTCGGCTTCGCGACGCTGGGCGTCCAGCTTCTCGTCCAGTTGCTTGGCAAGACGCTCGCACAACGCGGCGTCACGCTGGTCCAGATTCGACTTGAGCTGGCCGATGAGCGCCTGCGACAGCGCCTCGACCGACTGGTTGTTGATTTCCATCGTTCTTTCCTCTGCGGTCTAGGGTTGTCACAGGGACCGAGCGACGCGCTCGGCCACCTGCGCGAAGAACGCCGCAGCGTCCTCGCGTCCAGACGACCGCAGAGCGGCCGTCTTGTTCTTCTCGACCTCGAGCGCCTTCGCGATCGAAGCCTCGTCCATGCGCTTCTCCAGCGCCTCGATCGAATCATTGAGGGCGCGGAAACGCTTGTCCAGAGCCGTGATCGCATCGGTCAGCGCACGCAACGCCATGACCTGCTCGGACTCGTCCTCCATCTCGCCTTGCATGTCGTATCCCATCTCCTCTTCCTCCGAGGAGACCTCGATCTCGACCTTGCGCAGCGTGGAGAACTTGTGCGCCACAAAGACGTCCGTCTCGCTGTAGCTGCCATCCTCCTCCTTCTCGTAGATCTTGATCATCGCCGCCGGGTCTTCGGTCGTGCCCTCGACCGAGAAGTCCGAGTTCGGCACTTCGATCTTGCCGGCCGTCTCGATGTCGACGATCTCGCCGCACGCCTCGCCGCCGCTCGACTCCCACATCACGAAGTCGCCGACCTTCAGTTCGTCGGGCGCGGCCTTCGTCGTCGGGCATCCGCAGGACACGCACGACTTGTCCGCCGACGCCGTGCCCTCGCGGCACATCGAGTACGCGACGGCGACCACCTGATCGATCTTCCACTCGGGATGCTCGTCGATCAGCTTCGGAATCTTCGAAGACACGCACTCCTGCAACGGATCGGTCGCCGCCGTCTGCTCCGCGACATCGCTCTTCGTGCTCTTCTTCATCGGATCGTATGCCCAGTTCTTCAGCGAGATGTCGCGCTTGGAGATCGGGCACGCCTCGCTGACCGGCTCGCCCTGCTCCATGTTTTTCATCCGAGCCACGAAGGACACCGTACGCTTGGCGTTGTCCACGAGCCGGCGGTCCCACTTGTCCTTCGGCGTCTCGAGCAACTCGAGGTTCCGCTTGATGACCGCGTCCGCGTCGACGCTCGCCTTGCGGCTGCACTCGTTCGCGTCCCACGCCTTCAGCTCGCCGGCCGACATGTTCACCGCATCGCGCCACGACGAGTAGACCGCGTCGAGTTCGTCCTGCTCCAGCTTTTCGACCGCGCCCAGCGCGAACGTGCGACGCTCCGGCACGCTGCCGGCAACACGCTGCAACAGCTCGTCAGCCATCGTGCGAGTCAACTTGCCCGCCTTCACGAGGTCCTCGAGCGCCTTTGCGATCGGGTCCTTCTTCTTGGCGCTCTTCGAGAGCAGCGCGTTCGGGTTCGCCGGGATCGAGCAGTTGGACAGCTCGAGTTGCTGCTGCTCCTCGTACAGGACGCCGTAGGGGCCGAGGCCGAGTTCCTTGCGCTCGGCCTCGTTCTTCGGCTTGTACGCGCGCGTCGGCACGAAGCCGACGCTGACCGCGCGCAGACCGCCCTCGTCGATCATCCGAAGCACCGCCTCGGACATCGGGTTCGCGGACTCCGAGAAGTAGGTGATGGACTCCATCAGCACGGGCCGGCCGGTCTGCTTTTCCTGCGACCAGTCATGCACGCGACCGATCGGGAAGTCGTCCGAGTTGTGACCCCACAACGCGACCGGGTTCTTCTCGAACTCCGTGAACTTCCAGCCGGCGACGCGGATCACGTCGCCCATGCGGTCGGCCGTCTCGTCGCTCGCGACAAAGCGCCGCGTGCGCGAGGTCTCGTCGGCCTTGATGACGGGAGCCGCAAAGCCGCGGACGTGGATGGCGCTCGTGTCCGTCTTGATCGCGAACACGTCCTCCGACTTCGCAGCCGACAACTCCTCGAGCGTCGCGACGCCGCACAGGATTCGGGCAGCGAGCCGCTGCACGTCCGAGTTCTTGGTCAGGATCTCCATGCGGTTCCTCAGATGATGGGCGCGATGACGCACCGGCAGTTGATGACTTCTTCGGGCGCGCCGTTCGGGTCGTTCGGAAAGCGCAGGCCCGGCTTGAACTCTTCTCCGGGCTTCACGATCCTGCCGTCGAGTTCACGATGGCTCTCGCGCGTGGCCGCGTCGTTCGACGCCACCCACTGCAATCCCGTCGCGCCCGACTCCTGGTATCGGTCGAAGCTGGCGGAGTTGTACGCCTTGCCCGTCTCCGTGCGCGCGATCGTAAGCGCACGCGCCTCCTTATTGCCGAACACGCGGCCCAGCTCCTCGTCGAGCTCGGGCAGGATCTCGGTCAACTCGCCAGCCAACTCAGGCGTCGAAGTCGGGCCCGACAGCTTCACGAGAAGACGGTCGCGAATCTCGTCGGCAAGACGCGAGGTCACGCCTTCGACGATCTGCGCGCGCTGGTCGGCGATCAGGCGCAGGATGCGAGGCTCCGTCACGTCGACCGACACCATGCCGAGAAGCTGCGCCGTCTCGGTTAGGCCGGCCTGCCACGTCGCGGTCACGGTCTGGGCGATCAAGGCGTCGAGCTGCTCGGCCCATTGTTCCTTGTTCAGGAGGAGGTAGGACTCGACCTCGCGCTGCGTCCACGCCTTCGAGGTGCTGGCGATGCCGTTCTCGGCCACGTCGCGCAGGCGCTCCTTCTGCGCGCGCTCGTAGCGCCGAAGCCACGTCAGGACCTCGGACGCCATCTTGCGCTCGGATTGGTCCAGCGTCTTCGCGTAGACCGCCTCCACGAAGGCCACGCGCTCT